TCCAGGTCTGGAAGATTTGGTCCTTTCTCGGATCCACCCCATTCACCAACATCCTCTTCCATGTCTTCAGCTGCGGCGCCTGTTTCTGCTGGATCATTGCCTTCAGTCTCAATTTGTTCCATCCTGAATACTTGTTTTCGATCTTCAATGAGCCCATCAAACATAACTTTCTTATCCTGATCGTTCATGTCAAAGATGTTATCATATACCCATTCCCGGGAAAATAATTTATTATCCATGGCTGTGTTCGCGATATCCACCTGCTGAGTCAGCAGTTCAAGCTTCTCCTGTTCGTGAATCATCGATGGATTTGTCAGTTCGAGATCAAAATCTAATAAGTCGGTATCGTCAAAACCTTGTGCATACAGATGCACGATAGCTATCTTGGTGAGTTCACTACAGAGTATTTTCTGTAACCGCTCAATCGTTCGAGCAAACCTTACGTCTTCTGCTGCCAGAGTAGCTTTAGATCCAATTCCTTCTTCGTATCCAAGAAACGCTTTAGGGATCTTCAATGCTGCCATGAGCTTGTTTCTCAGATATTCTATATCATCGATGGCATTGTCATTGGTCAGTCCGGGTAATGTTTCAATTTCAGTTCCTGAGTCTCCTCCACGTACGGGTAGAAAATAATCTTCAGTAACAGATTCAACATTATATCTGAGATTGTACTCGCCTGTTTGCTGATCGATCACTGGAATCTTCTTCATCTTTTGAATTATCTTTTGCATGAAGTTATCGACTTCGTTTGGTGGTATATTACCAATATCCAACTTAAAGACTCTCTTTTCAGGAGCTCTCATGATCCGGTGTATCATCATGGCATCTTCCATCAGAGTCAATTGTTTCCACACTCTACGAGCACCCTCAAGGGTACTTTTTCCATATGGGAGGAAATTACTGTCACTGAGTAGGCGGAAGTGAGCTATTTCATAATTTTCATATAATCTAGTGGCCCCACCCTGTTGTGTACTTTTGGTTGGATCGTCGCGAAGTTCATACTGAACGAGCTTTGGATTTGATGGGTCGTGGTCTTCCAACCTGGTCACCTCATATGGTGACAGAGGTTTTATATTTACCACACCATATTTATCAATAATGTCCATCAATAGATAAAAATCTCCATATTTAGTCAGGTTACGCATCCATGACCAGAGATTGAATTCAATGTTTAATACATCATAGAAGAGGTTGTGCAGAATGCTGTGGAGCTTTGGGTTATCGGTCTTGATGGAAAGAATTTCTCCCTGAATGTTATCGATGAGTGATTCATCAGAATAGATATCAAGTGCGCTAGAAATGATTGGATCGCTATCCATGAGTTCATAATCACGAAACAACTCATTTCGAGCAATCTCATAGGCATTTCTTGCATTTTGATTATATGAATATTTACCCATTCGACTTTGGGATACAACCTTAGTGTATCGGTCGACGAAATTACTCACGAGTCCGGACTGGGTGAAATCTAGATCTTTTACGACTAGTCGGTTGTCATCCGTCTTGCGGATAATTATATTATTCCGGAATAATTGACCTAATCTGTCTAATATGTTGTTTCTAGCCATGTTTTACCTCATCTATAGGAGCCAATTAAGATTTTCTTTTTTACCTTCGATCTCAATCTCCCAGGGGTTGTCTTTTGGTTTGATCTGACCCTTACCGAATCCTTCATCATAACCATTATTATTATTTAAGAATGACCCTAACATTTGTCGTTGATAGTCATCATTTTCTTTTTTTAGCCTCAGGGCTGTATCACGGATCCACAGTGCTATACCGAAAGACATTACGAGATCATCATTGTATCCCGCCATGGCTTCTGCCCTGCTGTTGTGATAAATAAATACAAAAAGCTCTTCAACCAGTCGTGAAGACCTTATATTGATCATTTTTTCTCTTGTATATTCTTCCATTTTAGCAACCACGAGCGGCCTAGTTTTCTTTGATGTCGTGAATCCAGGAATCATATTTCTATCCTGAGATCTATATCGGTTGCTTTCCATGTGATGCTCAGTATCTACGTACTGAAGGTCTTTAGATTGATAGAATAGGTTTTTATACCCACGATCGATAATTGTCTGAAGTGTGGCCCACCCTACGTTGTTATTCTCAACAATCAATAGAGCGTCATTGTACTTAGTAGCGAGCTCAATGAGAAAATTACCGTAATCGGTAGTCGATAACTGACCTTTATATTCAGCTACTTGGTCGAGAGATTCTATCTCAAAAATTTGAGTTGCAGAGTAATCGGAGCCGTCTCCACGAGCCACGTCAGCTACAACAATATATTCCTTAGAATAGTCAGGATAGTCCCAGATCCAAAGATTCTTATCCACTCCAGCTCGTTCAATTGGCTCTTTAACTAGAGTCTCTTTGTACCACTGAAGTATTAGCGGATCTATAATGGAATTACCGGATGTGAGAAAGTTAGCGTCACATTCCTGTGCCGCCTTGGTTGGTCCCAATGCCTTCTCCTGATCATCTCTCCAGGTTTGATCGCGATCTGGATGTCGTTGCCACGGTAGTTCAATAAATGCAAAGTCATTAATACCATCAGTGGCATCAACCCACATTCTATGAAACCAATTTCCAACACCATTTGGAGTGGATAAGATAATACACTGACCACCGGTTGCTAAGGTCTGTTGTGCTGCAGTCCAGATAGTTTCAACTGCAGGAATAAATGCTGCCTCGTCTAATACCAACATCGACAATGCTTCAGAACGACCGGCTTCCGGAGTAGCAGCAACTGCTTTGATCTGAGATCCGTTGCCTAGTCGAAATGATAATTTATTATCTTCATCCACCTTAGTCTTCAACCACGTTGGTAAATTATGAAACATGACACGAACCTTCGTGACCAGATTCTTTGCAGCACCTTTATCCTTGGCAATGACTAAAATATTTTTATCTTGGAAAAACAACATGAGCCATAAACTATATCCAGCCGTCAATGTACTGATTCCAAGCTGTCTAGACTTGAGAATTATACTATACTGATTCTTTCTCACCTCTTCGAGCGTTTTAGACTGAAAGTCATATAGATCAAATTTGATCTTTCCTCTTTGGGGGTGTTGGATTATCGAATACTTTCGGAGAAAGTGAGTGGGCTCTTCCACGCATTTGACATACTCTCTCTGTATGGCTTTTTTGATGTCAGACATTAGATCTTACCTAAGGTGAATCCTATTATTAACCAAAGATATTGGTTCTCATACCATTTTGGTTCAACCAACTGCACTAACTTCTCATTAGCTGCGTCACGAGCTTTTAACAATTTAATTTGTGCACTTTTAGCATTCAGCAGCAGAGAATCTAAATTTGCAGTTTCCTCTAAGTTTCCTACTAAACCTTCACAATCAGCAATCAATTCTTTCTGTGATGCAATTAATGAATCAGCCTTTTCTATCTTACCTTCCCATTGTGCATCTCGTTGTTTTATCATCTCTAACGCTTCTGCTTGTGTAAATGTATCCTGTGCATCTATGATTGATAAAGCAAAACAGAATATTATAAAATATTTTAGTATCTTCATTGTAGACCTCATTTATTCTTAGCAAACTTTTTTAAAAAATCTTCTGCGGATTCGATGTCATCTTCTTCGTAGGCTTTTTCCATCTTCTTGACTTCATTCTTACTACGCGTTAATTTTCTTTTTGCGGCTGTTATTTCTTTCTTGTTTTTCACTTTATCTTTTTCCAGTACCTCAATCGTCTCTTCTACCTTCTTCTCTTCTTTTTTGTTTTCTTTGATAACTGTCTTGAGTTCTTTCACTTCTTGTGATTTCTTACCACCAGCGAATAACATACCAGCAATTCCTGCAATTGCTGCTAAGATTCCCCCCAATATTTTAAATAACTTCATTATATATCTCCGGTATTTTTCTTAATCGTCATATCAACATTTTCATTTGCCATAGCGTTGGCTACTCTCGGATCAAATGCTTGATCACTACTGTCTTTCATATCCTTTAAGATCAGTTGGAGTTCTTCTTCAACGGATGTCCATCGCTGTTGCTCTTGTTCCCACACCCATTCATGCCATTTCCCCTCAGCCTTTAGGTCAAGTTCAAAATTCACCTGGCAGTGATAACATTTATGCATCCGGTTATAAGTATCCTGATCAAGCTGCTTAAGAATTAACTTTTCGCATTCAGAGCACTTGTCAAACCCCCGGGGTGGAATCTTAGTGATTTGTTTTCTCTTTCCATCAACGACTTCCCAGTCAGTACCATTTCCATCAGTCCAGCGTTCACCTTCTTTCCGCTGAGTCGTCGTTTTGGCTTTATACCCAACTTGAATTTTTCGTTGGTGTGTTCCATCAATCATAGATTGAATCTTTGCTATGTTCTTACTCATCATGTTACCTTATATATAAATATATTAAAAATAATTATCGGCCAAATTTTAATGCACCGGTGATTTGATTCACTGGAGCAAAGGCTCCGGTAAACTTGTATGTGTTCCCCTTATATTTGAAAACCAATCCTTCGGATGGGACAACTGCATCAAATCCACCGAT